TTAACTGGCTTTTTTGATCTGCGGGAGATCGAAGGCTTTGCGCAATGCGCGGACAAACGCTTTGTCATGGCAGATGGTTTTACCCGGGCTGTCGGAGAGTTTCGCCACCGGCTTGCCGTTACATTCCACCAGCTTTATCACAATATTCAGAGGTTTTACCTGAGGAATGTCGCAGGTCAAACGGGTACCAATCCCGAAGCTCAGGTTCACTCGGGTGTTGAAATGGCGATAAAGTTCAACCGCTTTTGCCAGGTCAAGATTATCGGAGAAAACCAGCACCTTGCTCATCGGGTCAATGCCGAGTTTTTGGTAATGGGCTATCGCCTTCTCGCCCCATTCAACCGGGTCCCCGGAATCGTGGCGTAACCCCTGATAACGCTCAGCAAACTCGGGACCGAAGTCACGCAGGAAGGCATCCATCGTAATGCAGTCGGTGAGGGCGATCCGGAGTTGATTCGGGTACTCCTCAAGCCATGCGGCGAGGGCCGCGCGCTGGCTGTTAGCCAGATCCGGGCTGATTTGCTGATGCGCCTGGAACCACTCGTGCGCCTGGGTGCCCATCGGCGTCAGGTTGAGGCGACGCGCCAGGTCGTAGTTACTGGTGCCCACGAACCACGGCTCCTGCTGCAGACGTTTAACGATGGCCTGCTGAACCTCGCGAGAGAAACGGCGACGGGTGCCGAAATCCATCAGGCGGAAGCGGGACATATCCAGCCCTTCGGTCAGCGTGGTGAAGGCTGCAAGTTTATTTTCCAGCGAGGCGACCGCCTGGGCGACGCCCATTTCCGGCGAACGGTAGCGGTGAGCCAACTCGCTGATCACTGCCAGCAGCGGCACTTCCCACATGATCACTTCCCGCCACGGACCTTCAAGGCGAATATCCAGCTTGCCGTTCTCGTTGGTCACGGTGACCTGCTCCGGCTTATAGCGGAAATCACGCAGCCAGTTCAGGTAATCGGTTTTAAAGAAAGGCAGGCCAGAAAGCCACTGGTATTCATCGTCCTGCAGCGTCAGATGCTGCATCGCATCGACCTGTTCACGAATGGAGTCTGCGTAGATACCGAGCAAATCGTCACCACGGCAGCGGAATTCCGCCGCGACGTGAACGTCATAGTAATGGTGGAAAACGGCTTGCTGCATATGCAGTTTATACGCGTCGGTATCCAGCAACGTATGCAGAACCGGAGAAGCGAATTGAGTCATAGGTGCGCTGTAGCATCCTCTCACGGGAGCGTTTAGTACAATAAACAACTCCGGAGTATACCTTGTTTAGTGATTTATTGAACCCCGATCACAACATAAGCACACTTTATGGTCGAGGGCATTTTGTGCCCCGTGTTATACAAATGTAGCAACAGGGCTGCTAACCACTTGAATTTAAGGTTTTCTACTGCGCTGCTATCATGCTTTGGGGCAGCGATGGGGCAATGTGTGAAAGCGCCTTGTTGAGTAGAGTAACCTGTTCGCCGCTCTTCTCTGACATCCACTTTCCATACACCTTGTAAACCATCTGTGCATCGGTATGCCCCATCTGAGTTGCTATAAAATTTGGGTTCGCCCCGGCTGACAATGACCAGCACGCATAGGTATGCCTTGACTGATACGCGTTGCGGTACCGTATACCGGCGCGCTTGATTATCGGGCCCCAAATTTTATTAATCGAATTAACCGCGTAATGATATCCTCTTCGTGACCCACGCTTGACGCATTGAGGGCTGAAAACGAAAGTGCATGGATGTATGACTGACTGGCCATATTCACGCAAATTCACTTCAACCTCATGCTGCCGGCCAAGGCGCGTCAGTTGGGCCTGATTCCTGAGGGCATCAATAGCTGGTTGTATGAGATAAATCACCCTGTCAGTGCCTGCCTCGGTTTTTGGCAGGGTGAACTCATACGTTTGGGTAAGGTTACGCTTAACCGTAATGGTTCCCGCGGTGAGATCGATGTCTTCCCATGCAAGACCACATAATTCCCCATGCCTCATTCCAGTATAAACGGCGACGGTCCAGAGATTTCGCATCTGCTGGTGGCCGCATGCCTGAATGAACCTGATGAACTCGTCTGTCGTTAGTGGATCTGGTTCGTCTTTTGCCTTCCTGAGACGGTTAATTCCGCTAAACGGGTTTTCCTTTGCGTAGCCGTTATCTGCTCCAAACTGGAAGATCTCGGCCATCAGCATCATGTAATTATTCACCGTGGAAGACTTCCGGCCTTTTACCTGTGTCCGGTGATCCTTCTTCATTACATGGAAGCCCGTCAGCAACTCCTTCCTGACATACAGCAAATCTTCAGTGGTAACCGCAGAAACCATTTTATTTTCGCCGATGCGCGGAAGCATGTTTTTTATGATGGATTCGTACCTACTCATGGTGTTAGAGCTGATCTCCATTCTCTTCAGCTCTGACCATCTTTCGGTAAGCTCCAGCACAGTAATTTCCTTTCTATCCTGACCGAACCGGGCAAGGTTCGGTGAGTTTGGGAATTTTTCTGCATAGTTAAAATTTCCCATCCTTATCGCAAAACAAACCGAAGAACGCAGCTCACCAGCTATCTTGCGATTTTTTGCAGTGTCAGGGACACCGAGGTTTTCCCTGACACGTTTACCTTTATAAAGAAACCAGATGCGGAGCGAACCGCCGTGGTTTTCGACGCCTGTAGGGTATGATGCATTAGCCATTGATCCCTCCTGACGTCCAGGAGCGTGGACGAGTGTACTGCTTTTCATGCTGTCTTCGCACCTGGTTGATTTTTTTTCTGTGCCTCGATCCACTGATCAACGGCTTTCCTGTTGTACATGCATTCGCTCGAAGGCTTGGGATTACCATCTGGTGAAATGTGCAGGTACTCGCGGCCCAGCATCCAGGATTCTTTTCTGGCGCGGGTGATGGTTCCGGGCTTGAGCCCGGTAACCGCAATCAGAACCTTTTCGCTAACCCAGTCATTCGGCACCAGAAGAACGATTTCAGCACTGGTTTGCATGGATCTCCTCCATTTTCTCTTTAGCCAGACGCACGCAACGCGCAAAAGAGGAGGGCGTTACAATTTCGCGCAGAGCCTGAACCAGGAAGTCGTTGTGCTGCTGGTGCAGCTCCAGGTTGCGTTCTTTTTCCTCATGACGCAGGACTGCCAGACGGGCTGTGATGATTCGACGCTTCCCTTTGATCAGCCGCAGTGCGTTCTCTGCCTTTTTGCGCCATGTACTCCAGTCACTACTGCTGTTCGATCTCGCCAGTTGCTCTTCAATACTGAGCTGCGCTTCTTCTGCGTTAACAAGCTGCTGCAGGCAATCGCTGATAGTGTTCAGGTTGTCTGTCTCCACGAAGAATTTGTGCATTCTTAACCCTCCCACCCAATCGCCTGGAACAGGCCCATTTTAGGGTGATACCAGCGGGTGCCGCGCGGTTCAGCTTCTGACATCATCTGGCGAAATGCGGCCATAAACGGCTCCAGTTCGACAATAGCCCTACGTGACAACAGCCCGTCTGGAGTCATAAATTCGTGCGTGTCTGTCGGGATGCGGTAGGCATTGACCAAATTTCGGCACTTGGCGTCACTCATTCCGCTTTTGGCTACCACCTGGCGGTAACCGACATATCCGGCGCGCATGGTCCCGCGTTTGATGTTCTCCACAGCTTCTGTGACCGTTTCGATCTGCTCTTCAACATGATTAAGGCGCTTCTGCTGGCGAACGGCGTCGGCGGCCATTGCAGCGATCATCTCGATTTCCGTCAGCGGCGCGCGAGTGCGGAAATAGTTGTTAACCAGTTCGCGCTGAACCTGCCAGGCAAGATCATCGTTAAATGGCTTCGTCAACATCAGATAGCCTGATTCGAAAAGCACAATCCCTGACGGTGCAAATTTAGAGAATGTCCCTTCAGGGAGGTCCGTACGTATTACGTCCGCACCTAATTCGGCATAATCCACACCGTTGATGAAATGCTCACGGTTTCGGTTGAATGCTGCACGAGCGGTTCCTTCCGGTCGCTGGTGGACTTCATCAATCATCGCCAGCGTCACAACGCGCTGACCGCGATATTCGACTGCCGGCAGATGTTTGTTATTGATCGTTACAGTGTTCATTTTCGTCCTCCTCAGTGCATAACCGGCATGTCAGGCATACCTTCTTTCTGAATCTGTTCAATGAAGCTGTCATGAAGGAGATTTAAACCCTCCCGCCCCATTTTTGAGAGTCGAAGCCCGTTCTCAGCGTCCGTATCTAGCATGTCCCGGTACATGCGCAGCGCCATCTGCTGACCGAGTTCCTGGCCATATTTCTCAATGGCTAGCCCTTCCACATGGCTTGCGAGTGCGAACCGCTCTGGCGCAGGATAAACACTGATTGAACCGTGCTGTCCGGAGTAGATAACTGCGGTGTCAAACCCTCCAGAATCGTTGGCAACCTCAACTGTGCCGTTCTTTGCCTGCTCCTCGGTAATGAAGACGGCAACAAGCATCCAGCGCCAAATGATGATTTCGCTCTCGATGCCCGGGGTAAACCAGCCGCTTTCAATCGCTTCCATGATGCAAGCCAGCAGATCTAATCCATCCGGAATTCGTTTGTCATAGTTGCCATTGTCGAGCTGGCGAACCGCGACGGAATAACCAATGACGCGGTTACCAAAACGGATGCCTGTTGATGTCGGCTCCGGAGTAAAGGCTGAATTAACCATCACTGAACTCCTTTCGGCTTGATGGCCTGCAGTGCATCAACCTCTTTAACGAATCGGTCATGCATCGCGTCCCATTTCTCACACCATTTCTCCATTTCTCGCTTGCGCGCCAAGATGCTACGCAGACGGCGAACACAACGCTGGTGTGCCATGAAATACTCGGTGGTTACGCCGCCACGCTGCCAACAATTCAGCTCTGGATTGAGTGGGTGGACTGCCTGCACATCCGGGTGCCGCTGCTCGAAGCCGGAGCGATAAAATGCTTCTGAAGTCATAAAGAACGCCAGATAGCGGATCGCCGTATCTCGCGTGAAGCATTTTTTTATACGTCCGTGGCGTACTGCTACGAACAGTGGGCCAACAGGCGTATCGTGTTTCTGTAATGCCAGGTCAATCATGCTCACGGTGCGTTTATCGTTCATTTCCGATCCTTAACTTTGCTATAGCGTTCGTGTGACATCACTTCCCAGTTCTTGCCGCCATCGCGGGAGAGTAGCCGCCAGCGATGATTAACCTTGAGGCTCAAATTCCCGGAGCCCTGCATACGGCAGGGATGGATGCGCCTTGCCCTGAACTGGCTTAAAACGTGTGCCGCTTTGAGGTGAACCCACTCAGGAATTCGTATCGCTGTCAGCGCCATCAGATCCGAGCCTCCACTTTTTGTTTTTTGACGAACTCAACCAGCTCAGAAATGAGCTCGTCGATTAATTCCTTCCCGCTATCCGTAAGGAATTCACCGCTGCCATTTACATCAACAGCACTGCTGTAAATTCCTTTAATAGCTTTTACTCCTTCTACATTCCCGTATTCACTGATCGCAAGCCTTTCGAATTTCCGCAATAATCCATCGAGAAGAATCTCTGTTAACTCGACCGTGTTAATACCGCCTTTATTTAGCTTAATAACTAGGCAGTTACTGCCTGTTTTACGCTGGTGTCGTAATAATGCTGCTTTTAAAACTCGTCGACGATATGTCTCGATTAATTTATCCATTGCGCTGTTCCTCCTCCAAACTCATAACTATTTCCTCTTCTTTTTCGGTCCACCCATGAATCTCAGCGGCGAGGTCATAAACCAGAGCGCATATTGTTTTGAGTTGAAATCTGTCTAACTTGTCGTGATATTCAAATAATGTTTGCGACAAGCCTGACAACTTCTCCGCTTTGATATTCACTTCCTGAATATCCTGTCTTTTTAAAACGCCCATAATTAACGACCATATGCTTTTTTAAGATAAAGACGAGCGATTACCTCGTAACCGCTGGCCGCATAAAGGCATGCTGTTCTATATGCTGATTTATCAATGATGAAAGTCATACGAAGCGCCTCACAGCCAAAGAAGCGACCACACGACCGTGAATTTTGATTTCTTTCTGTTCATCGGTATTAAGGGTGAAAGTTTCGTAATGATGGTTATCAGAGATGATTTTTAATGAGCCATCAGCTAATGGCTCAATTCGCTTAATGAAAAGGCATGGGCGACCAAAAGCATCCATTGTGTAAACATAAATGCCAGAGGTAAGCGCACGTCCACCGCAATCAACGAAAGCCACAATCTCACATGGTTCTATGGTCGGCTGCATTGAATCACCTTCCATCCGGCAGCTTTGAACGCGGTTGCCAAAGTCATTAATATTGTCTGAACCGATCAGCATTTGAGTAGTTTTTATTGGCTGATTAATCGCGATAGCATTTTGCATTTTCATTTCCTCAGGGTGAGTTTCCCCCCACCCTAAAAGGTGTTAATTATGATTAATTGAGTTAATTAGTTAGTTAAATAGCAGAGAACATTTTCTTAATGTCAGGATGGTCATCAATGATTTTTTTAGCATCATCACATGCTTCTTCATATGACTTGAAGAAATCAACCAGAACAAAATAATTACCTACACGTTCGTAGATAGCGAATTCCAAACCGTCAATAAAAGTGGTGTTAAATTCGTAATCAAAATCATTCTGATGAGGTTGCGCAGCTCGTAAATAACACCAGTGCGAATTTGCTGCCTTGAGCTTGGCGTGGATATCAAATTCCTTACTCGCTGGGTTTGGTTGGGAGGTTATGTTCATCTCATTGGCTCCGTTGTTTGCCGATGAAATGAGAATACTTAAGTATTAATTGAAGGTCAATGGTATTAATACAAAAAGAATAATAGTTTTCTTATGTATTTGTTATTGAAGATTATTTTAGTAATAAAAAAAGCCGACGCTATGGTCGGCTTGGTGGTTTTTTGGGAGCGGATCAGAAGATTGTTGATACCCAAAACAGTCTTCCTAAAACCTCAAGGCTATCCATGTCTACTTCTTCATCAGGGTATTCATCAGAGTTATAGCTTCTGATTGTCACCTTATCTGGCCCAGATCTGTAGAGGATTTTTAACCTTTTCCATCCACCTTGGTTGATGCCGTAAATTTTACCATCAACGATACGCTTGTCATGGCAGTTTATGGCAACAGTAGAGCCATCAGCGATCACTGGCTCCATGCTATTTCCGTGTGCAGCAAAGCATAGAACGCCATCACCATCACTATTAGCTCCCACCTTTCGCAATGTTGCTTTGGAAAACCTAAGTTTTTTGCCATTGTAATCATCATTAAGAGCGCTGCCATCTCCACATGCGAACTCGATATCCTTCAAGTAAGGCACCTCTACCTCATCATCCTCAAGCGGCGTTTGCTTATCCCATGGATCTATACCAAACATCCTTTGTTCTGGAGTTTTTGCGGGCCCCATGGTGCCTTCACCAGTGCTTAACCATATTGGATCTACATCCAACGCTTTGGCTATATCCACGATTTTTCCGCTGGACTGAGCTTTTCCTGAGGTTAGTTTTTGTATGGCCCCCTGGCTTACCCCAACCCTATGCGCTAATTGACTTTGAGTAGCCCCGGCATGAGCCATCGCCAGCCTTAGTCTTTCTGCAAGTGTGTTCATCTAAGTATCTCCGATTTCTGTGCATATTTAATACCACAGGATTAACCATGGCAAGCGGATAATACTTGATTAATTATTCCTTTGGTATTATTTTATATCTTTAATATTAATACTAAGGGCTTTGTTATGACTGATGAGGTTTTTGAATCCCCAATGGCGAAAGCCGTGTACGTTGCTGGTGGGCAAAGTTCGCTTGCTAAAAAGGTTGGCGTTACGCAAGGAGCTGTCTGGAAGTGGGTCAGGGGGATAAAGAAAGTTTCTCCGGTCCATGCAGTGGCAGTCTCAAACGCAGTTAATGGAGTTGTTAAGCCTCATGAACTGCGTCCTGATTTGCCGACTCTTTTCCCGCACCCGGGTAATGAGGTGTGACATGTCACGGCATTATTGCGTCAGCGAACCTTTACTGGTGGCTGAATTCAGTAACGAAAATGAGTTGGCGGGTGTCGCATGAGCATGGAACTTATGGTTAAAGCAATGAAGGTCAAGGTGGGAAATCCACTGCGTAAGCTCGTGCTACTTAAGCTTGCAGATAACGCTAGTGACCATGGTGAGTGCTGGCCGAGCTATCAACACATCGCTGATCAGTGCGAAATTAGTAAGCGATCTGTGATGAATCACATTGATGCTTTGTGTGAATGCGGACTGGTAAAAAAAGAACTTCGCCCGGGGCCAAAAGGTAACTCAAGTAATGTCTATCGACTTGATTTTAGTAGTGCAGGAGATTCACTAGGGGGTAGTGCAAGTCGTTCACTACCTAGTGCAGGAGATTCACCACATGGTGCAGGAGATTCACTAGGGGGTAGTGCAGGAGCTGCACCCAGAATCAGTCACTCTTTTGAACCAGTCAATGAATCAGTCATAGAACCTAAATATAACGGTTCATCTGACAACGGTTCTGAAAAAAATCGCTCTTCCAAAGAGAACTATTCCAACGAGTTCGAGCAGGCATGGCAGGCATATCCAAAACGTGCTGGTGGTAACTCCAAGGCCGCTGCCTGGAAAGCCTGGAAATCTCGAATCAAAGACGGTGTTACCACTGAGGCAATGCTGGCAGGCGTAAGCCGTTATGCCGGGTATGTTCGCGCCACTGGTAGCGAGGGAACTCAGTTCGTCAAACAAGCAGCAACGTTCTTCGGTCCTGATCGGCACTTCGAAGATGTATGGCAGCCTCCCGCAGGCAAAACCAACGTACGAACCGGAATGCTCCCTGTATCAGGGTTCAGTGAACAAGATTACGGCCAGTCAGACTGCAACTGGTAAGCAGGAGAAATCACAATGCTGAGTATTAAACAACGCGAAGAAAGGGAAGCCCTGGTGGCAAAGCGCGAAGGGCTTCGTGAAGAACTGGCGTTCGCTGTAGAGCATAAAAAACCATGGCAGTGGAGGAGTTGGGAATCTGGCGAGGTACACGCTGCCACCTGTGAAATGCATGGTGACTATCAACGTATTTCCCTCACTGGAAAAGCCTATCGTGGCGTTGAAAACGTCAAGCATTCCCAATGCCCGGAGTGTGTGAAAGCGGAACTGGCGGACATCGAATCCAGCCTGCGTGCATTACGTGTGGCCGACCTGATGGACAACGCAGGGATCGCACGACGTTTCGAAGCATGTGAATTCGATAACTACCAGGCTATCAATCAGGATGCGGCCAAAAATCTCGCGTCCTGTCAGCGTTACACCCACAGCTGGCCTGAGCGTCTGAAAGCCGGAACCGGTTTAGTCATGACCGGAAACTGCGGTACTGGTAAAAATCACCTGGCAGTTTCTATTGCGAAAAGCATCATTCGCGATCACCTCGCTAAAGTGGAAATAACCGACGTCATGCGCCTCACCCGGGCTGTGAAAAGCACGTGGCGCCACAATGCCGAAATGACCGAGGAAGACGTGATAGAGCGTTTTGCATCACTGGATCTGCTGATTATCGACGAAGTGGGCGTGCAGTTTGGCAGTCCGACCGAAATGACCATCCTGCAGGAAATCATCAATGCCCGGTACGAAAGCATTCTGCCGACAATCCTGATCAGCAATCTCACATTCGACCAGTTGAAAGAGACGATTGGTGAGCGAATCGTGGACCGGGTTACCGATGGTGGACGCAACCGCCTGGCATTTGGCTGGGGAAGTTTCCGCGCTATCGTGTCAGGAGTTGTAGCATGACCCCTGTCTGGAAAAATGAAGATCTGGAAGGTGCGGTAATCGGCGCTATTTTTCTTCGTGGTGCCGACCCTGAGGTACTGGATATTCTCTCCAGAGTTCCGTCCAGCGCCTTCTCGGTACCACAGTATCGGGAAATCTACACTGGGATCTGCCGTCAGGCGCGAGGGGCCGGTGTTATCGACCCTGTATTGCTCTGCGAAAGCATGCCAAAGCACAGCGCAATCATTCTGGACTCAAGCCGTATCGCATGGGCGAAGTCGGCGCTTGTTTCCTACGTTTCGACGATGGAGCGTAATGCAGCTGTTCGCGATGCCGAAGCTGTAATTGAAAGGGCGCTGGCAGATCTGCGGAGTGCTCACAATGGTGATGCAGCTTTATCGGCATTCAGGGCCGCACAGAACAGCATTGCCGCAATTTCTCTCGAAGAAAAGACCGTTCAGCCAGTTCACATCGACGACATTCTTCCTGCAGTAGTGGATCGGGTAGATGCACGCAACCGCGGGCTCGAAGAAGCCAGAAGCCTCATGACGGGTATTGAAGAGCTTGATGCAAAGACTGGCGGCATTGAACCAACAGACCTGGTGTTTATCGCTGCGCGTCCGTCGATGGGTAAAACTGAATTGGCGCTGGATATCATCGACAAAGTTTCTGAACAGGGCCGTGGTGTCCTGTTCTTCAGCATGGAAATGCCAAATATCCAGATCGGTGAGCGGATGGTATCCGCTGCCGGTGGCATGTCGGTTTCACGCCTGAAAAAGGCCGCTGATTTTGACGATGAAGACTGGGCCAGGCTGACCAATGGTGTAGAGCGCCTGACTGGTCGTAGCATCTGGATGGTTGATTCCACCGATCTGACAGTTGATCAGATTCAACAGATAGCTACCCGCCTGCAGCTGGCACATCCTGAAATAGCGCTGGTGGTCGTGGATTATCTGGCACTTATCAAAATTGAAAGCACTGCACGATATGACCTTGCCGTCGGTGAGGTGTCAAAAGGGCTTAAGCGCCTGGCTAAATCCAACAAAACGCCAGTTCTTGCTCTGAGTCAGCTTTCTCGTGGTGTCGAAACTCGGCCAAATAAACGTCCAATGAACTCCGATCTTAAAAACTCAGGTGAGATTGAGGCAGATGCTGATCTCATCATGATGCTTTATCGCGATGAAGTTTATAACCCTGAGTCGCCAGCAAAGGGGATAGCGGAAATTAACGTGACCAAACAGCGCAACGGTGAGCTGGGCACGATCTACCGTCGATTCTATAACGGGCACTTCCTCCCAATTGACCAGGAGTTAGCAAAGCAACGTTCAGCTCCACAGCAGAAAGCCCAGACCAGACGTTACTCAAAAGAAAGGCATTCCAGCAATGCAGACTATTAAAACCATCAAGGCAGCGGGGGCAACCGTATGAAACTGGAAGCATCACTCAAACATTTCAGCCCTCAGGGCATGCACATCAGCGACGACGTGAAAGGAACCTCTCCGGATCGCCTTACAGGAACAGATGTAATGGCGGCGATTGGCACCACCAGCAGCCGTGCGCGCTTCGGCCTGGCGGCGTTCTTCGGTAAAGCGGGAATCAGTAAAACGGATGAACAGCTCGCAGTTCAGGCGCTGGCGCGATATGCGATGGATGTCGCACCGAAGAATGTTCGCAAAGCAGCTGGTGGGCAGTTCGGATGGTGCATGCAGATGCTGGCACAATTTGCCTTTGCTGATTACTCCCGTTCTGCGGCTACCAGCGTGACATGTCACAGCTGCAGTGGTACCGGGTTTATCTCCGGGAATGAGGATGTGGTTAAACATCCTGGTATTTTCGACGCCGACGGTGCCGAAGTGGTGGCGCCGAAGATTAAAAATGAGCTGGTGAATAGGGTTTGCGGAACATGCGGAGGAAAGAAAGTGATCCTTGCCCGGTGCAGGTGTGGCGGTAAAGGCGAAGTGTTGGACCGTAAAGCCACAAAAGACCGCGGCGCGCCGGTTTTCAAGACGTGTGAACGTTGCTCTGGTAATGGCTTCTCTGCTATCTCCTCGGCGACGGTACACCGTGCCATTCTTAAGCGTCTCCCGGACCTCCATCAATCCTCATGGTCACGCAACTGGAAACCCTTCTATGAAATGCTGGTGGACACTCTGCGCCAGGGGGAGCGTCATGCAGCAGTAGAATTTGAGAAGGCGACAACTTATTAATATGATCGGAGCAAATAGCGACACTTTTTTGCACGTTGGTGTTGACTTTGCATAAAACTGCCCTGTATGCTTCTGATTATGGAGTATAACGCCTGTAGATAATTAACCTCGAAAAGCCCGCCACGTTGCGGGTTTTTTTATACCTGCAATTCTTCGCACCACGCTCGGTGCAATTCAACCTTTGACAGAGTGACAATAACGCCGCATAGCGGCCTTCTTTCCCCTCGTATTGAGAGGATTCACAGCAATAAGAGGGGGCTAAATGTCCGATCCATTAACCGGTACTGGTGCAGTTCTCGGCGGCGGTCTGCTGGGCTCCGTGCTTTACGGGGTCTTCACCCATACCGATTTCGGCGTGGTATTTGGCGCTTTCGGTGGTGCGGTGTTTTACGTTGCGACAGCAACAAACCTTACGCGCGGTCGCCTGACAGGGTATTTCCTGACATCGTTCATTGTTGGTGTGCTTGGGGCTGGTTTTATTGGTTCATGGCTAAACGCCTTTACGCGCTATGAAAAACCTCTTGATGCACTTGGTGCAGTGATTCTGTCTGCGCTGTGTATAAAAATCCTAACTTTTCTTAATAACCAGGATCTGAACAGCCTGTTCGGCTTTTTCTCGCGGTTACGCGGAGGAGGGGGGAATGGTAATTGAACCTGCTGCACTGGCTAACGCAATTATCTCTGCTGTTATCGTTATTGCACTGATGTTTTATCAGCGTGGCAGTGCGAGACATCGCCCACTGATATCGCTGATGGCTTATTTCACTGTGCTGGTATACGCCAGCGTTCCTTTCCGTTATCTGTTCGGCCTGTACCATGAATCGCACTGGTTTGTGGTGCTGGTGAACGTCCTGATATGTGCTGCCGTTCTCTGGGCTCGGGGAAACGTGGCGCGCCTTGTTGATGCACTGAGGCACTAATGAACCAATCACAATTTCAAAAGGCGGCTGGTATTAGCGCCGGGCTCGCTTCGCGCTGGTTTTCGCGCATCGATGCTGCAATGAAGGAATTCGGCATCACAGCACCGCTCGATCAGGCCATGTTCATCGCACAGATGGGGCATGAGTCCGGCGGGTATACCCGGGTGGTGGAAAGCCTGAACTATGCGGCGGAAAACCTGGTCCCCAACTTCGGCAGCCACCGGATTACCAACCAGCAGGCCGCCGCACTCGGCAGAACGGCAACGCAACCGGCAAATCAGAAAGCGATAGCCAATCTGGTTTACGGCGGTGAGTGGGGCAAAAAGAACCTGGGCAACCAGATTGCTGGCGATGGCTGGAAATATCGCGGTCGCGGCCTGAAGCAAATCACCGGCCTGAGCAATTACCGCAGCTGTGGGCTGGCTCTGAAGCTGGACCTTGTCACCCAGCCTGAGTTGCTGGAACAAGATGAATACGCTGCACGCTCCGCCGCGTGGTTCTATGTCTCTCATGGCTGCCTTCTTCATTCCGGCGATATTGAGCGCGTGACACTGCTTATCAATGGCGGTCGTAACGGGCTGGATAAACGCCGTGCACTGTTTAACCTGGCAAAATCAGTGCTGGTGTGAGGTGAGCATGGGTATTGAAATGATTGTCGGCCTGGCTGTTGCTGTTCTTGGGGCCATTGCAGCTGCTTTCGGTTTTGGTCATGCCTCTGGAACGACTAAAACGGAAGCAAAATTCCAGAAACAAAACACCGAAGAGAAAGCCGCTGCCACTGAAGCAGTTGCAGAACGCCGGGTAGACGTTACGAAAGAGGCCAGCAATGTACAGCAGACTGTTAACCACATGCCTGATGACGATGTTGATCGCGAGCTGCGCGAAAACTTCACCCGCCCCGGTGGTGAATGATACGGGCTGCCTGTGGACCCGGATTATCTATCTGACAAACCACGACATCGACGTTCTGGATCGCCAGACGAAGAAAGACATCCTGGCGCATAACAAAGCGTGGCAGGCGAACTGCCAGAAACCAACCGAGAAGAGAATTCCATGAGTGAAGCTAAACCACAGGACGGAAGCACTGTTAAGGGCTACCGCGAACTCTCTTACGGTGAAATCGGCAAGATGAACCAGTTCAAGGACATCAGCCGCCAGTTCATCAAATTGCTTCGCGAACAAATGGGCGACATCCCTCAGGGAATCGACAGCTGGGAAGCCCAGGAGTGGATAAGACAGGCTGAGTTCGACATGAAGCGCGCATGCATGGCCGCATGTCGAGCCGTTGCCCGTCCAGATGCCGACTGTTAGCCATTACAAAGCCCACCTTATGAAGAGCTAGGTAATACTATCCAGGAAGCAAGCCAATCAGATGTTTTATCGCAGGCCAAATGGTCAAGGTATTTGCACCTAATGAAACTAGCATCTCCATGTATTCCAGAGGAGATTTGGACTGAGCTCGAGCCATGCCATCTAGCAATTTAATGATTTCATTATGATTTTTGTTGCCAACTTTTTCGATGATCTCATTGCTAGATTCATGAACTAACTTCATGGTTTCATGATAAGCATTTAATACTTGTTCAGAATAATGTCTATTTTCGTTGGCTATTATTCCTTTGGAGTCGGTGATTTCAAAACCAACATCTGAACCATACGACATGTTTCCAGTAAAAGTGCAATTTTCACAGTTGGTTACACGATACGAAACAGTTTTTTTGGAATCCATAAAAACTCCCTTACGTTTAATTTTAATATGCCCAGGATAATTATACGGTATTTGCCATGAGAATCTGACTCTTCATTTTTAAAGTTAATGATCTGCCTCGCAGATGCTGTTTTTTTTCATGCGCATAGAACGTCCACAACGAAAAAAGTCTTTCGGCTGTTAGCTGTCAAAAAGTTAACTTTCGCCAGCTTTGCCGTGTGACAGGTTTACTCGCTAAAGGAAAATCAAATGCAGGTCACTATTGATGGTGTCCCGTATGCACCCGCCTGCGCAATTTCATCGCGGATAGGCATTGCAATAACGACGCACCAGCGCCCCGACGTTCTGAAACGAGCTCTCGAACAGCACATGAAGCATCTTCCCGCCGGCGCGCTGGTGGTTGTTATTGATGACGGTTCAAAGCCTGCAGCGATAGCGCCAGACGGCGTCCAGCTGCTTCGCCATGAAACATCACTCGGCATTGTTGCTTCGAAGAACGCCAGCCTGTCAGCCCTGATGGATGCCGGGTGCGAACATCTATTTTTATGGGATGATGACGCCTGGCCTATCGCTGACAACTGGCACCTGCCTTACATACAATCACCTGAGCCGCACCTGGCTTACCAGTTTCTGGATCTGGCAGGGCGCAATAAGCTGAACGACATGGCGGAGCTGTACCGTGATGATAAGCATGTTGCTTACACCGGTCAGCGCGGGGTGATGCTTTACTACCACCGCAGCGCCATCGAGAAGGTTGGCGGATTCGATCCAGTATACGGTCGCGGCATGTACGAACACAGCGACCTTGCCCTGCGCATTCATAACGCTGGATTGACTACGTGGGCTTACGCTGATGTCGTCGGTTCAGAAAAGCTGATTCATTCCCTTGATGAGCATGAAGCCGTAGAGCGTTCGGTACCGAAACCAGATCGACAGGCGCTGGTGGAACGTAACGTTAAAATCCATAACGAACGGCGCGATGCCGGGTTTACCGGTTACGTGGATTATCGGCGGCAGCGCGACGTGGTTATCACTACTCTGCTGACCAGCCAGCCAGATCCGCAGCGCGGTACGAAAATGGCCGCCGCACCTGACATGCTGACCCGTTGGGCTGCCTCGCTTCGGAATTGTGGTCGTATCGCGCTGGTGGATGAACTGCAGACAGCCCCGGCAGACGTTGAGCTGTACCGTGTGCCTGACGTGAAGATGAATGTTTACTTTCGGCGCTGGCTTCACATCTGGCAGTATCTACGCGATCACCCAGAATACCGGTTCGTCTGGTGTACCGATGGTACCGATGTCGAAATGCTTCGCGCGCCGTGGGAAGAAATGGAACCCGGGAAGGTGTATGTCGGTTCTGAGCCGAAGACCTACGCCGACTCCTGGGCGAAACAGAATCATCCTGAGCGTATCTATCAGGAATTCATCAAAGCGCACCGCAACGATGTGATGCTTAATGCTGGTCTGCTGGGTGGAACCCGCGCTGATGTAATGGCGTTCGCTCACGGCATCATCCGTCTTTACTACCGGATCGAGAGTTATCGCTTCTGGAAGAAAGAGCAGGCTGGCGCCGCGGTGGGTGACATGCTGGCGTTCGGTATTGTCGCGCAGTCGATCGCTGACAGGCTGGTCACCGGCCCTCTGGTTCATACGGTATTCAAAACGGATGGTTTAGGCAAAGAGTCAGCTTGGTGGCAACATAAATAATGGAAGGGTGATTTATGAATAATCTTAAGAATGGAGCAACTTCGAATGTAATTGCTCCAATTGTAAAAAACATCATCGAAGATGCAATTGCAACATTTATTCTTTTATCCCAGAATACTTAAATGCAAATTTCTTGGTTTTAAGTACCGTTTCAATTGCTTCATGAGGTGTTTTTTCTTCAACCAATTTCCATGTTTCAATTGTATTGGTTTGGAATTTATTAAGCTGTTCAGGAGTCAATACGTTTTGCATTTGAACAACAATTGAATTCAATGCATCGACCTTATAAATCAAATTTTCCATGATTTCTTGCATGATATTGTCAGACATATTTAATCCTTTTTTATTTTAAGGGGCACCCAAGTAGCGTTTGGGTAGCACCTAACATACCTAAATCTAGACATAATCAACACCCTGATATTCAGACAGTAGCCGCCATCGTGCGGCTTTTCTTATTGGAGATTCGCTGGTGGCTGAAGAGATTAAGTTTGTGGTGGTCGGTCATCACGCCAGACGGCAGCAGGCTGAGGCGCTGACCTCGGCTATAGGCGCACATTTGCTGATTGATGGCGGTAACCACGGCGCGAACTGGAATCATCGTCGTGCTATCGAATGGGCTGCTGAGCAACCTTGCCGGGTAGTCGTGCTGGAAGACGACGCGCTTCCGGTGGAGGGATTCACCGAGAAGGTAACGGACTGGCTGGTACGCTTCCCTGACGACATGCTGAGCTTTTATCTCGGTACTGGCCGACCACCGCAGTATCAGAAAGAGATAGCCGACTGGCTGATTGTTGCAGATAAATCTCGCGCAGACTTCATCACGCTTCAGCGGCTGATACATGGCGTGTGCTACAGCATACCGCCTCAAAGCGTCAGCCATGTGCTGTCTCAATGGGACCGCAGCAAGCCTGCTGACTATGCCGTGGGTGATGCCTATGGTGGCGCTGTTGTCTATCCATGCTACTCGCTGGTGGATCATGCCGACGGCGAATCGGTTGAGCGTCACCCCGACGCGGCGCCACGCACAGAGCGGCGCAGAGCGTGGAGGCTTGCGTGAATAAAGAGCCTCGTATCTACGGCAGCAAATGGGACAGAGAGCGCCTTGTCTTCCTGCGCGCCCATCCACTCTGTGTGATGTGTCAGGAGCAGGGAAGGGTTGCAGCAGCAACGGTAGTTGACCATATCACCCCTCACAAACTGAAAGAGGCGCTCCGTTCTGGTGATGCTGCTGCCATAAGCAAAGCCCAGAAGCTCTTCTGGAGCCGCAATAACTGGCAGGGACTGTGCAAGCAGCATCATGACTCAACGAAGCAGAGGATGGAGAAGAGAGGCTCCATCATTGGCTGTGACGAGAGCGGCATCCCCCTCGACCCGACGTCGCACTGGTTCAAACGATAACGTTTCTCAAGTGTGCCGTTCCCCGAAGGGGAGGGGGAGGGGTAAAAGTTCAACCCCCTTACCGCAAATGACCGCCGCCAGTGCTTTTTGTGCACAACCGCGAAATGAAAAGTTTTTTTCCGGGAGGTTCCGATGGCAGGACGACGCCCGAAACCGACCCACCTGAAAGTGGTAACCGGCAACCCGGGCAAACGCAAACTCAACGACAAAGAGCCCACTCCGGCGCGAGAAATCCCAAGCCCACCTGAGCACCTCACTGACTGGGGGAAAGTGGCATGGGGAAAACTGACCGTGCTGCTCGACGGTATGGGTATTTTGACCATTGCCGATACGCTGGCGCTCGAACGTCTCTGTGATATTTACGCCGACATTCTGCAACTGCGCCTTACTATCGCCGACGAGGGGCGAACATACACTGTGCAGACAGAAGGCGGATTTTTGATAAAAGCAAATCCGGCGGTTGCCATGCTTGCCGACGCTGATCGTCGATTCAAAAGCTACCTGGTTGAATTCGGTCTCACTCCGGCCGCCAGAACGAAGGTAAAAGTTGATGGTGGAGAAAAAGAAGAAGACCCGCTCAACCAGTTCTTCGGTTGACCCGGCGACTCAATATGCATTGGATGTCTCCGAAGGAAAAGTTGTTGCAGGTCCTGACATTAGGAACGCATGTAACCGACATCTGCGTGACCTGAAAGATGGAAAAAAACGTGGCCTTGTCTGGGATATTGAATCAGTCAACCGGGCGATTAATTTCTTTGCACAGGTGCTGAAGCTAAATGGCGGCGAGCATGAAGGCGCACCGTTTATTCTTCTTCCCTGGCAATGTTTCATCGTTGGTTCAATTTTCGGATGGAAAAGGGCTAATGGAACACGCCGTTTTCGTACCGTATATGTTGAGTCCGGTAAGGGCTCTGGTAAATCCCCGCTTGCTGCTGGCGTTGGCCTTTACTGTATGACGGCCGATAAGGAGCCACGAGCGGAGGTTTATGCCGCTGCGACCAAAAAAGACCAGGCTATGATCCTGTTTCGTGATGCGGTTGCGATGGTGGATCAGTCTCCTGCGTTACTGTCCAGAATCCAGAAGTCAGGTGGTGCAGGTAAAGAGTGGAACCTGGCATTCCTGCAAAACGGTTCTTTCTTCCGGCCAATCAGTTCGGATGATGGGCAATCTGGTCCTCGTCCGCATTGTGCGCTGATTGATGAGATTCATGAACACAAAGACAACCGTGCCGTAGAAATGATGCGTGCAGGTACGAAGGGCCGCCGACAGGCGCTGATTTTCATGATCACGAACAGTGGACATGACAAAACTAGTGTCTGTTATGACTATCACCAGTACGGGCAAAAGGTAGCTTCAGGTCAACGAGAGAACGATGCATTCTTTGCGTTTATATGCTCGCTGGATGAAGGCGACGATCCATTTAAAGACGAATCATGCTGGGGTAAAGCAAATCCTTCGATGGGGCATACCTTTCAACCTGACTATTTGCGCGAGCAGGTGGAAGATGCCCGTGGTATGCCTGCGAAAGAAAGCCTGGTTCGCCGACTGAATTTCTGTCAATGGGTGGATGCAGAGAACCCCTGGATCAGCGGCGATATCTGGATGGCCTGTGAAAAGGACATCAGTATTGAGCAGTTGCGGGGTGAAACCTGCTATGGCGGGCTGGATTTATCTGGCAAGCGGGACCTTACATCACTTTCTCTTTATTTTCCTGACATCAGCGTATTGCTGACAGAATTCTGGACCCCGAAAGATACTTTATACGATCGCGCTCGTGTTGACCGTGTTCCTTATGATGTCTGGGAGCGTGATGGTCATATCCATGCTCCTCCCGGTACAGCCATTGACTACGGCTTTGTCGCTAAGCGCATGGCTGAGCTGGCTGCGATGTTTGATATACGAAAAGTCGCTTTCGACCGCTATCACATTGACTACCTGACTCCTGAACTGGATGACGAAGGTGTAACGGTTCCTCTCGTACCGCACGGGCAGGGGTTTGGTAAATCGGCTGAATCAGGTTTATGGATGCCTCATTCCATTGAGCTGTTCGAGCAAATGATTATGGAGAAGCGGATCAGCATTGCTCTTAATCCCTGTCTGCGCTGGTGCGCGGCGAACGCCGTTATTGAAGAGGATAAAAACGGTAACCGGGTATTCAGCAAGCGCAGAAGTAATGGCCGTATTGATGGCGTTGTTTCTGGCGCCATGGCGGTTGGTGCAGCTGAAGGTGATAAAGAGGATGAAAAGGATATTGAGGGCTTTTTTGACGAACCGATCATAGTGGGTATCTGATGGCTAAGAACAAGCAACCCGGGCGCGTAAAAAGCGCCCTGTTAAATTGGCTGGGCGTGCCAATCAGTCTTACGACAGGTGAATTCTGGCGCGAATGGTATGGCAACAGCAGCAGTGGCAAGGTGGTAACCGCTGATAAAGCGATAAAGCTCTCTGCTGTCTGGGCGTGTGTCAGGCTGTTAAGCGAGTCGATTTCAACACTTCCATTGAAAATTTACGTGCGACAGCCTGATGGCTCGCGAAAGGCAGCGGCAGACCATCCTGCCTATTCGGTGATGTGCCGTCGCCCTAACTCAGAAATGACGCCATCCCGCTTTATGTTGATGGTAGTAGCCAGTATTTGTCTTCGCGGGAATGCCTTCATTGAGAAGAAGTTCATCGCAAACCGCCTGGTTTCGCTGGTGCCTTTGTTGCCGCAGAACATGGTGGTTAAACGTCTCACTACCGGAGCGCTGGAATACAAATACACTGAAAACGGAAACGAACGCATCATTCCAGTTAAAAACATGATGCACATTCGCGGATTCGGGCTGGATGGTGTTTGTGGGATGATGCCAACGATGGCGGGCGTTGATGTATTTGGCGCTGCTATGTCGGTGGATGAAGCGGCAGCAAAAATTTTCGAGAATGGCCTTCAAAGCACCGGATTTTTGTCCTCTGAAAATGCACTGACGAAGGAGCAGCGCGATCGACTGCGCCAGAACCTTCAGTCATTTATCGGTTCAAAAAATGCCGGAAAGCTGATGGTTCTGGAAAATAAATTAACTTACCAGAACGTCACAATGAACCCAGAGGCTGCGCAACTTCTTGAAAGCCGTTCATTCAGCATTGAGGAAATCTGCCGCTGGTTCCGCGTTCCGCCCTATATGGTTGGGCATACGACAAAGCAGAGCAGCTGGGCTTCGAGTCTGGAGGGTATGAACCTTCTTTTCCTGACGCACACCCTGCGACCTTTGCTGGTGAACATCGAACAGGAAATTGGACGGTGCCTGCTGGACAGCGATGAAGAGGTGTTCGCGGAGTTCTCTGTAGAAGGACTGCTGCGCGCCGACAGCGCGGGCCGTGCTGCTTACTATACCAGCGCGCTCCAGAATGGGTGGATGTCCCGCAATGACGTGCGCCGTCTTGAGAATATGCCACCGATTGAAGGAGGCGACATTTACACTGTTCAGCTCAACCTGACGCAACTGAAAAACCTTGAAAGCAACAACCCTGCTGTTCAGGCCCTCGCCCTGCGAGAGCTGCATAACCACGTATTCCCCGATATTTCCTTTGAACAATCTCCGCTGAAACAGGCCGCTTAGGAGCACTTTCCTGATGAGCAAAAAACAACTTCCGGTAGCACCGGCGGGTCGCCCCTGCGCGCGCGTTACCTGTGAAACATTACCGTCCGCACTGGACCGCTGGGACGGTGGAATCAAAGCGGCGGCCACCGACGATAACAGCATTTCTGTTTTTGATGTTATCGGGCAGGACTACTGGGGCGAAGGGGTAACAGCTAAACGTATTGCCGGTGCGCTTCGGGCGATGAACGGTGCCGACGTCACGGTGAATATCAACTCGCCGGGCGGCGACATGTTCGAGGGGCTGGCTATTTATAACCTGCTCCGCGAATACGAAGGCCGTGTAACGGTGAAGGTGCTGGGCATTGCCGCCAGCGCCGCCTCGATAATTGCGATGGCCGGGGATGATATTCAGATTGGCCGCGGTGCCTTCCTGATGATCCACAACTGCTGGGTCTACGCGATGGGTAACCGCCATGACTTTGCGGAACTGGCACAGTCTCTTGAGCCGTTCGATACCGCTATGGCAGACATCTACGCGGCGCGTTCCGGCCTTGATATGGCAGCCGTTCAGAAACTGATGGACGCCGAGAGTTATATCGGTGGCAGTGACGCTGTGGCGAAGGGACTGGCAGACAGCCTGCTTTCTGCTGATGCGGTCAGTGATGGCGATGAATCACCCGCGGCCGCGCTTCGAAAACTTGATGCGCTGCTGGCTAAAACCAACACCCCGCGCTCTGAGCGCAGAAAACTCATTAAAGCCTTATCCGGTGGCATGCCTGGCGCTGTCACCACCCACGACGGTACGCCGGGCGCTGCCGAAGATATCACACCTGAAACCCTCAATTCACTTGAAAGCGCTCTTGCGGCGTTAGTCAAATAAGGACCTTTTATGTCTGAAGTAAACGAAATTCTGAAAAAAGTCACTGCCAGCATTGAAGAGGCAACCGGCAAATTCAACGCGAAAGCAGAAGACGCACTCAAAGAGGCGCAGAAGTCAGGCAGGCTGTCAGAAGAAACAAAAGCTGCCGTTGATAAAATGGCTTCTGAGTTCAATGCGCTGCGTGAAGCTGAAAAAACCCTGAAGGCCGCAATGGGCGAACTGGAGCAACATGTTGCCCAGATGCCGCTGGCAAACGCGAAGCACGTTGTGGAATCAATCGGCCAGCAGGTGATCTCTGCTGAAGCGCTGAAAACCTTTGCCTCCGGCGTGGAAGGTGGCAAACGTATCAGTATCCCGGTTAAGGCGGCACTGACTTCTACGGATGTGCCTGATGGCGTCGTCGAACCCCAGCGAATCCCTGGCATCGATACGGCACCGAAGCAGCGTCTGTTCATCCGCGATCTGATTGCTCCTGGTCGCACTTCTTCCCCGGCTATTTTCTGGGTGCAACAGACTGGCTTTACCAACAACGCGAAAGTGGTTCCTGAAAATACGCCGAAACCCTACAGCGATATTGAGTTTACGCCGAAAATCACTGGCGTAAGCACCATCGCTCACCTCTTCAAAGCCTCAAAGCAGATCCTGGATGACTTCGCACAGCTGCAGTCAACCGTTGATGCAGAAATGCGCTACGGACTGAAGTACGCGGAAGAACAGGAAATTCTCTTCGGTGATGGTACCGGCGTGCATCTGCATGGCATTGTTCCTCAGGCTTCAGCGTTTAACCCGGCATTTACTGTTGAACAGCAGAGCGGAATTGACGATCTGCGTCTGGCAATGCTGCAGGCCCAACTGGCGCGCTTCCCGGCATCAGGCCACGTTCTTCACTTCATTGACTGGGCGCGAATCGAACTGACCAAAGACAGCCTGGGCCGATACATTCTGGCTAACCCTGCGGCACTGACTGGACCGACGCTGTGGGGCCTGCCGGTTGTTGCCACGGAAGCGGCGGCCTTCCAGGGTAAATTCCTGACGGGTGCTTTCAACGCTGGGGCTCAAATCTTCGACCGCGAAGATGCGAACGTCGTTATCTCCACGGAGAACGCCGACGACTTCGAGAAAAACATGATCACCATCCGTTGCGAAGAACGTCTGGCGCTGGCTGTGAAACGCCCTGAAGCGTTCGTGTACGGTTCATTCAGCACCGGCGCGGGTAGCTGATAACTATTGCGGCCTTCGGGCCGCTTTTTTTCGGGGCACACAAATGCTTGATCAAAATGTGGTGAAACAGCACTGCCGCATTGATACCGACTTTACGGGTGATGATGCTCTGCTGGAGATTTACGCCGGTGCGGCGGCGCGTTACGTCCAGACATGGACAAGGCGAACGCTCTATGAAAATCAATGTTCCCCTGGCTACGCAGACGACCCGGACCCGATTCTTCTTAATGACGATGTGAAGGCTGCCATGCTACTGCTGATTGGTCACTGGTATGCAAACCGAGAGGCTGTGAACATCGGAAATATTACATCTGCGGTGCCTTTCGCCGTAGAGGCTCTTCTGCAGCCATACCGAATTTACGGGATATAGGAGGACTTTATGCAGGCTGGAAGACTGAGAGACAGGGTGGTGGTTCAGAACATCACAACATCGAGAGATCCTTCTGGCCAGCCTGTTGAAACTTGGCATGACGGCGCAGAAATCTGGGCAGAAGTTAAGGGTATCAGTGGGCGTGAACTGGTAGCCGCAGGCGCTGAAACTGCCGTCGCCACTATCAGAGTATGGACACGATTTCGTAGCGATATAACTGCTGCGTCCAGACTCAGGGTGATTATTGGCCCGTTCAAGGGGGCAATTTTGAATATTATTGGTCCGCCAATCCCTGATTCTCGTGGCATTCAGCTCGAAATTCTCTGCAAACAGGGTACCGAAAAATGATTGAGACGAGCCTCGATTTTTCCGGGCTGAATGACATTGCAAAGGATCTGGAGGCGCTTAGCCGCGCTGAAAACAACAAGGTTCTGCGTGATGCCACGCGCGCCGGCGCCGAAGTGCTTAAGGAAGAAGTGATCGCCCGCGCTCCGGTGCGAACCGGGAAACTGAAAAAAAACGTGGTGGTGGTGACCCAAAAAAGCCGCCGCCGCGGGGAAATTTCTTCCGGCGTCCATATTCGCGGCGTTAACCCGCGCACCGGCAACAGCGATAACACGATGAAGGCGAATAACCCGAGAAACGCCTTTTACTGGCGATTCGTCGAAATGGGTACCGTTAACATGCCGCCGCACCCTTTCATTCGTCCCGCGTTCGATGTACGCCAGGAGCAGGCGACGGAGGTCGCAATCAGGCGCATGAACCAGGCCATTGACGAGGCATTAAGCAAATGACGGAAGACGATCTCTATCCTCTGCTGGCGCCGCTGGCCGGAGGGCAGGTTTATCCTTACGTTGCGCCGCTCGGCAGTGACGGGAAGCCTTCAGTCTCTCCGCCCTGGGTAATTTTCTCGATTATTACCGACGTGGCCGCAGACGTTCTTTGCGGTCAGGCTGAATCTGCCGTTTCTGTGCAGGTTGATGTCTATTCCAGCACCATCGCTGAAGCGCGCACGATCAGGACTATGGCACTGGAAGCTTTGCAGGTACTGAGGCCTGCAAATGTTGTTAAAACGCCATCTTATGAGCCTGATTTGCGCTATCACCGGGCAACGCTCGAATTTCAGGTCACCGTCTGACCAGACCTAAACCATACCACCCGCTCCGGCGGGTTTTTTATTTCAGGAGACAGTTATGTCCTCACTTTATGAAAAATCACAGGGCACGAAGATTCAGATCACTTCTGCCCCGGCAACGCCCGAAACGGTCGGTTCTGCAACCTATCTGGATTTGCAGTGCACCATTAAAGAGGTGCAGTTCACTGGCGGTCAGAAACAGGATATCGACGTCACGACCCTGTGTTCTACAGAGCAGGAGAATATCAACGGCCTGGGTGCACAGTCAGAAATTTCACTGTCGGGTAACTTCTACTCCAACCCGGCACAGGATGCCCTGCGTGAAGCCTACGACAACGACACCACATACGGTTTCAAAATCATTTTCCCTTCTGGGATCGGATTCCAGTTCCTGGCTGAAGTTCGCCAGCACACCTGGTCATCAGGTACAAACAGCGTTGTGGCCGCCACATTCTCGCTGCGTCTGAAGGGCAAACCCCAGAAAATTGATCCGGGTTCATAAGGAGTAACCGATGAAATCTATTAAGGAGCTCGCGCTGTCGCGTCAGTCCGCATTCCGCCACGTTACTGTTGAAGTGCCGGAATGGGATGGAGTAAAGATTATACTCAGGGAACCATCAGCAGAAGCATGGTTGCACTGGCAGGACGTGATTAAACCGGGTGATACTGATGGTGAGTTGTCCGTATCAGAACGTGCGCACCGCAATCTTCGCGCCGATGTCACACTATTTATTGACGTTTTGTTTGACGAACAGGGTGAACCGGTATTCAGCAAGAATGATTTTGCCGATGTTGAAGCGGTGTATGGCCCTGTTCATGCGCGGTTGCTGCGCCAGGCTCTTAATCTGACTACTGACCCGAAGGAAGCTGAGGGAAAGTAGCACAGCCCGGCATGCGGTTTCTGATGTCGCTTGCGCTCCGCATGGGGCGCACGCTATCAGAGCTTCGGGATATCATGTCTGCCAGTGAGCTCAGGCTCTGGGCTGAATTTGATAAACATAGCCCAATAGGTGATATCCGGGGCGACATTCAGGCGGCACAAATTGCAACGGCTGTGTTTAATGCTCAGGGCGCAAAAGCCACGATGAGTGACATGCTGCTGCGCTGGCAGCGTGATCCTGATGAAGAAGGTGCAGACCCGTTTGCCGGGCTTGAGGCGGCGCTTACAGCTGCGACGCAAGCTTCTTAATTACGAGTTTTGTTGTTTCGTTTATCCCTGATACCATTCTGGGAAAATAACCAAGTGAGGAAGGGATATGAAATATATAATCTGTATTATGCTTCTTTTAGTGGTAGGGAGCGCATGGGCTAATGGCAATTTTGACGCTCCGGCAGGATTGCAATGGGGTGAAAAAGGAGAGTCGTTAATACAAAAATATCAAGCAGTAAAGGTTGATGTAGATAGTCCATTAGAGCTTTACGAAATCAAAAAACCACCTATTCTTCCTGATAGCATTAGTGAGATATACGGAACAGTTGATAAAAAATACGGACTTGTACGAGTCATTTTAATAAAAGTCATTCATAACGACGCTTTCGGTCATGAAGGTATCGAATCATATAAAAGATACAAAAAGATACTAAGTGATAAATATGGTAAACCAGAAAGTTATGAATACTCTGGTCGACTGGTTTATAAAAATAAAAGTGAGTTTTATGAGTGCCTGGCTTATGAGGGGTGTGGTGGTTATTCATCTTTCTTTTCACCAAGTAACGATGGTGGTTTATATATGATGCTTAAAGGTTATCGAAGAGGTGAGGGAGAATTAAGGATTGTATATGAATCAAAAGAATTTAATAAGGCACAAAAAGAAATAGAGTCTATTTCAGAAGAGAAGGATAAAGCCGCTCTTTGATTATAAGTTCGATGACTTTATAAAAAACCCGCCCAGCGGGGTTAAATTTTTTAGAGGCGAAGAATGGCAACACTCCGCGAACTCATCATTAAAATTTCCGCAAATTCACAGTCCTTTCAGTCAGAAATTTCCCGAGCTTCACGTATGGGTAATGATTATTATCGGGTAATGCAGACTGGAGGGCGTCAGGCGGCGGCTGCGTCGCGTGAGACTCAGCGTGCGCTGGCGGAAGTAACTAATCAGATAAATACTGCGAAATCGTCGGCTTTGGGGATGGCAGGTGCATTCGCGGGAGCATTTGCCACTGGTCATCTGATTTCACTGGCTGATGAATGGAGTTCTGTTAACGCCCGTCTTAAGCAGGCTTCTCAGTCATCTGATGACTTTACGGAATCTCAGCGTGCACTGATGGATATCAGTCAACGAACCGGCACCGCCTTTTCTGATAATGCGAGCCTGTTTGCGCGTTCCGCTGCATCAATGCGTGAATATGGTTACAGCTCACAGCAAGTGCTGGACGTTACCGAGGCCATTTCTACCGGGCTGAAGCTTTCCGGCGCCAGCACGGCAGAAGCAAGCTCTGTAATCACGCAGTTTAGTCAGGCGTTAGCACAGGGCGTTCTGCGCGGCGAGGAGTTCAATTCTGTTAACGAAAACGGAGATCGGGTTATCCGTGCTCTTGCCGCAGGGATGGGCGTAGCTCGTAAAGATCTGAAGGCAATGGCCGATCAAGGTCTGCTAACTGCTGATAAAGTTGTCCCGGCCCTGATTAGCCAGCTTGGCACTATGCGCGGTGAATTCGAGTCAATGCCGCAGACTGTGTCAGCCGCAACGACAAAAATTGAAAATGCCTTTATGGCTTGGGTTGGCGGAGCAAATGAAGCCACCGGAGCGACAGCTACTCTGGTCAGCGTGATGAATGGAGTGGCTGACAATATTGATACAGTTGCGGCTGCAGCGGGTGTTTTAGCCTCTATCGGTGGTGCCCGGTATTTGGGCGGTAAGTTGAGCGATCTCGGCAGCGAAACAGCTAACCTGATTGAAGCCCGTAAAAATGAAATTGCCCTGGCAGCTGCCCGCGCAGAATCAGCCACTCAGTCGCAAAGAAAAGCGGCTGCTGATGCTCTGGCCGCTGAACGTGCCTATCAACTCGCCCAGTCAGAACTGGCTCTGGCAAAAAATACCAATGCTGAAGCGCTGGCAACGCAAAATGCTATTGCGAAGCGCCAGGCGATGATCGCAGCGAATGCCGCGCTTGTGCAGTCAAACCGTGCTGTGGCAACTTCTCAGGAAGCGCTGAACAAAATGACATCGGCTATGAATTTGGTTAAAGCCGGTGCATCTGGGCTGCTATCCCTTGTTGGTGGCATTCCTGGAATTCTGATGCTTGGTGCAGGTGCCTGGTACGCCATGTATCAAAAACAGGAGCAAGCGCGCGAATCTGCTATTCAGTACGCATCAACTTTGGATGAAGTAGTAGAAAAGTCGAAACAGATGAGTCCGGCACAAATTAAGGGGGCTATAGCTGATGCCGGAGACTCAATTGATGCTTTAAAGCGGAAATTAAATGATTTAAGAGATCAGCAAGACAGCGCAAGTGCGTCTATTAAGCAATATACGGACTTAGCTAAACAGTTCGGCGTAGAGAATGACACCAATAACGGTTATGTCATTAATGCGATAAAATACCAGCGCGAATATGATAAAATTTCCAGGGATATAGCAGAAACCACTTCGAGATTAAATCAGACAATATCAAATCAAAATAAGCTTCAGGGAGAGGCTATAAATAAAACCGTTGAAATGGCAGGTGCGGTTGGCTCTTTGACGGAAATGTATGATCGTCTGAACAAAGTAACCAAGCAGTATACACCAGTATCACCGCCAAAATATTCAGGACCAGTCCTTCCAGCGCTTGATTCAAAGCAACAACAAGCTATTGAGAAAGCACAGCGACAGCTTGAGCTATCTGGCCTTCAGGGATTGGATAAGGCTCGAAAGCAGGCAGAATTCGATGCATCTGATCTGAACCTTCCAGCTGGTTGGCGTGAGAAATATGTCAGCATGGAAGTTGAGTCTGCCAGGCAATTACAAGCAATTCGTGACTCCAGCCGCCATAAAGGCGGTAAATCGGAAGCTGAAAAAACAGTTGATACGTATGACAAGCTGATCAAGCAGCAGAAAGAGCAGATTGCTCTGGCTGGTCAAAATACCGAACTGGCAAAACTGAAATACCAGGTTAGTCAGGGCGAACTGGCGACGCTGACAGAGTCCCAGAAACAGACCCTGTTGCAGAATGCCGCGCTTATTGATCAGCAGAAAATTCGTGAGCAACTGGCAGCATATGAAGCAAACCTTGCTGATGCCAACGCCAGCTCGCGTGCATCAAACCAGGCTGAGCTCACTGGATACGGGCAGGGGAGCCGTACGCGTGAGCGTATGCAGGAAATGCTGCGTATCAGGGAGGAATTTCAGCAGAAAAACGTTGACCTTCAGCGCCAGTATCAGTCCGGTGATATCTCTGAGGAACTGTATCGCCAGGAACTGGCACTGAATAAACGTTATCTCGATGAACGCTTACGCGATCAGGAGGGTTTCTACGCTGCATCTGATGCCCAAAGAAGTGACTGGGCTGCTGGGATGCGGGAGGGCTTTGCTAACTGGGTAGATACTGCTTCCGATTATGCCTCACAGTCAGCAGACCTGGTGAACAATACCATGTCTGGGCTGGTGGGGAATATTTCTGAAGTGCTGGCCGGTAACAAAGTTGACTGGGAGGACTGGTCAAAATCGGTACTGGCATCCATGCAGAAAATTATCCTGAACGCGATGATCGTCAATTCGCTGCAGTCTTCTATGGGCGGTGGTGGATTCCTTGGCGGATTGTTTGGCGGCTCTGCTGGCGGGTCCACACCGTCTGGTGCTTACAACTCGGCGGCATCAGGTCTTCAGCTCAACGCTAAGGGAGGGGCTTACGCTTCCGCCAGCCTCAGTGCTTACAGTAACAGCATTGTCAGATCACCTACATACTTTGCTTTTGCGAAAGGCGCTGGGCTGATGGGGGAGGCAGGCCCGGAAGCCATCATGCCACTCACACGCTCTGCGGATGGTTCTCTCGGTGTTAGGGTAACCGGGGCGCAAACCTCACCAGCGGGAAGTGGTGAAATCCATATTACCCAGCATTTCACCATTTCCGGTAATGGCGACGCGGCGCTTAAACAGGCAATGCAGGAGGCTGCCGCTAAGGGAACCCGCGATGGTGCGAAGCTGGCCAGACAGGAAATGCTGCAAGATTTCCAGACAAATGGTCAGGCCAGGAGGATGCTTGGCGTATAACTAAGGAGTAACTATGGCTGCGCTTGAATGGCCTGCAGATGTATGTCCGGCGTCGCTGACGTGGCGGCCGGAAAGTAATACCAAAACCTTTCGCTCCCCGTTTAACGGCGCTTCCCAGACCGTTCGCTTTCCCGGTACCCGCTGGATTTGCTCCCTGACGTTCAACAATCTCACCGATGAGAAATCCCGGCGTATAGATGCGCTGGTGGCCTCGCTCGATGGTGAGTATGGAAGGGTAAAAATTCGTGACTGGGGCCGGGATGGCAGAGCGCCAGCCGGGAATCCGGTTGTTCAGGACGCTAACCAGACTGGCATGCAGCTGAGCAGCAAGGGCTGGACGCCGGGCAAGCTTGTGCTGCGCACCGGGGATTACCTCACCGTTAACGATGAGCTGAAAATGGTTACGGCTGATGTGACCAGCACTTCAACGGGTAGCGCAATCATTCCGATTGCACCCATGCTGCGTACCTCACCGCCGGTTAACGGCAAAATTGAGGTGGCTAACCCCTACGGCATTTTTAAGCTGAAGGATAACCAGCAGGGCGCGGGGAACCGTATTCCGGGCGTTTTTACCAGCTACACACTGGAGTTTGAGGAGGCATTTTAATGCTGTATTCCCCTTTTTCAGATTCGATGATCACCTGGCTTTCCCGCGACAGGGTTACTGCGGTGCTGGCGGCAAATGTCCAGTTTGAGTCCGGCACCGCTTACGTTCACTCTGGCACCGGCACACTGGTGCTGGGTGGATTTGTCTATTACGGCATGGGAACGCTGGGCGCCATTGATGACGTGAGCGAAACCAACACGACAAGCCCGACGCAACTGAAAATGACCTTGTCCGGCCTGGACATGTCCCTGTTTGCTAAAACACTTAACGAGCGTTGCGTGGGCAAGCCTGCTGAGCTGTATCTGGTGGCAATGGATGACAATGGCGTGGTTCAGGTGGCGGACCTGATTTTTAAGGGCCGGGTATCCGGTACCGGAGCGACATCGGGAGATACCAACGCCCTGCAGTACACCGTCAGTAATATTTTTGAGGACTGGCAGCGACCTTTCCCGGATCGCTATACCGATGAATCCCACCAGGCAGCCCAGCCGGGCGACCGTATATTTCGCTACGTCGCTCAAATGGCAGAACGTTCAATTTACTGGGGCAGCAAAAAAGATGCGCCAGGATTTACCTATTCGTGAGGAAGCATGAAGCATCCAGACTGGCATAACAGATTAATCGCCGTGATAAGGGCCGCTGAAAAGCGGCCTTTTTTATGGGGAGAACATGACTGCTGCCTGTTTGCAGCTGACTGCGCAGAAGCGATGACCGGGGAGAATTTTGCTGAAGGCTGGCGCGGGACGTATGACAGCGAAACAGGGGCGAAAAAAGCGCTGCTGCGCGGTGGCGGTTCGCTTGAAAAGGTTCTGGCTAAATATCTTGATGAAGTACCTGTGAAGATGGCCCAGCGCGGCGATATCGCGGTTGTAGAAAATGCCGGAACCCGATGCGCCGGCGTGATTTACGGCGGTGCTGTATGGGTGCCGGGTGAAACAGGTCTGGTTTGCCTGCGCGTCAAACCGTTGAGTACATGGAGGGTTCGCTGATGCCTGCTGCTATTCCTATCATTGCGACTGTCGCCGCTGGCGCTGCAGTTGCAAATGGTGCCTACGCAATAGCAATGGCCATCACCATCGCTGCGCAGGTGGCCACGCAGATGATTACCAAAAAACCGTCTCTTGGTTCTTATCGGGACACATCCGAAAGGAAGCAGGTTTTGCGCGCTGCGGCCAGTCCAAAAACGGTGGTTTATGGAAGGACTGTGTCTGCTGGCACCCTGTTTTTCTCTGAAGAACAGCCCGGCGATCAGACGGATGGCGAATGGCTTCACCTTGCTATCACACTGGCGGGTCACCCGCTGTCTGGTGTGGGGACCATCTACCTCGGTGATGATGATATAGGTTCATACCCCGACAACGCGACGTATGAGGTTCATAACGATCGTCAGACGGCCGACCCGTTTATGCTGAAAAACTGCCCATCATGGAAAGATGACATGATCGGCAAGGGGATTTCCTGGCTTCGCGTGTCGCTGAAGTTCAACGCTGAAAAATTTCCGTCCGGCATTCCGAATATCAAAGTGGAGAAGACAGGGCGCAAGGTCTATGACCCGCGCACCGGCCGCACGGAATACAGCAATAACCTGGCACTTTGCGTGCTGGATTACTACCGCAATTATTTGAAAGTTCCTGACGCTGATCTGAACTGGGATCAGTTTCAGGAAGCCGCCAATATCTGCGACGAAACGGTAACGAACGGCGACGGTACGTCTGAAAAACGTTACACCCTCAACGGGGAATTTGATCTCAGTGAAAACAAGGCCAGCATTCTTGAAGCGATGCTGGCGGCGGGTGCCGCTGAGCCAACATACATCGCAGGTAAGCACGGAATTCTGGTTGGCGCGTATTACGGCCCGGCGACGGAAGTGATCACTGAAAGCCAGCTGGCTGGTGACATCGAAATCATGCCGGAAGTGTCCCAGTCTGAGCGCGTTAACACCATTAACGGAACGTTTATCGACCCGAAACAGACCTATGCTGAGGCTGATTTTCCGGCTGTTTCTGTCAGTGAGTGGGTTGCAGAAGATGGCGTTGAAATATCGCAGGATATGAAACTTCGGTTTGTGACCAGTGAGTTTCAGGCCCAGCGCCTGGCGGATATTAAGCTGAAGCGCACCCGAATTTCGCGCACGATGAATCTCACGCTGAACCTGAGTGGCTACCGCTACCGACCGGGTATGTACGTGATAGTAAACTTTCCGTCGCTCGGTATCGTTAATGTCGAAATGCGTGTCACTGACTGGAAATTTGGTGTTCAGAACGGCGTGCAGATCACCCTGAAACAGGAAACCGCTGACGTCTGGGGTGATGCGATTGGGAAACCGATTGAGCGCCCACCGTTTACGCAGCTGCCGCCGGGAGGCGTGGCACAACCGCAGAACCTGAAATACACCGTCGAGGAAATTGGACAGGTGGTGCAGGGCGTGCTGTCCTGGCAGAACATCGGGCAATTTGTTTATAATAAGGTCGTGATCCGAAAAGCGGGCCAGATGGTGCTGTCTGCACAGGTTCCGGGGTCATTCACCAGGCTGACAGGACTTGTTCAGGCTACCTACACAGCTCATGTTACTGCGGTAAATCAGATGGGCGCAGAGTCGCCGGAGGCATATCTCGAATTCAGCATTCAGGCACCGCCTCCGCCGTCCAGGGTCGATATTGAGCAGAGTTACTTTGCCATTACGCTTTACCCGCGGCTGGCAGCAGTGACGAACGTCTCAACGCAGTTTGATTTCTGGACGTCCGGCGAAACCAGACTACCGAATACCAGCACACCCACTGTTGAAGGTGGAGCAACGCGCGCCGGTGTCGGTACCACCTGGAGCAGCCACGGTCTGAAGAACGGTCACACCTATTACTGGTATGTCCGCACCATTAACGCTTTCGGAACATCTGCATTCGTGGAAGTGGCCGCGCTGTGTCAGACCGACACATCAGACCTGATTGACGTCATTGACGAGGCTGTCAGGAATTCTGACGCCATGAAAAATGTTGAGAAGGGTGTCGATACCAACCTTGAAGGTATTTTGCAGAATGCGCTGGCTAACAAAGGCACTGTGGATCGCCAGTTCCAGCAACTGGGAGTGGTCAACGCTGAAATCATGACGGTCAGAACAACGATCGCCACGGTTGACCAGGCGCTTGCTCAGCTCACTACCAGTGTTAAATCTCAGTTTGATGACGTTAACTCGCAGATTCTTGAACAGCAGACGGCTATCAGTGACAACACGAAAGCCATTGCTTCTCTCGATACGTATGTGCAGTCGAAGGTTGGCAGCCTGACGGCCGCCGTCAATCAGAAGATGAACGCAGAGGTAACCAGCGAAGGAACTGCAAAAGCGTCGTATACGCTGAATCTGGGTATTATCCGAAACGGTGTGAAGTACAACACCGGCTTTGGGATGTCCATCGAACCATCAGGAGGGTCATACAAATCGACAGTGGTATTTGCTGCTGATCAGTTCGGTATATATTCAGGAAGCGATCCGGGTAACTATCAGGCTGCGTTCTTTGTGTTCAACGGCCAGGTATTTATTCGCGACGCGATGATCCAGGACGGTAGCATCACGAATGCGAAGATTGGCAGCTACATCCGTTCGACAAACTTCGCTGCCGGAGTTCGCGGCTGGAACATCGACAAAAACGGCGATTGTGAGTTTCACGGAAAGCTCTACGCAGACAGCGGTAATTTTGCCTTCAACGGGACCAATAACACGGTCGTCATCAACAACAACGGTATTACCGTCAATATCCCTGGCGGTGGCCGTATCGTCGTTGGCTCATGGTGATTTATGCCTTCAGGACTTTTAATCGATCTCAATGATGGCGGTAAGCCGATGGAAATCACCGCCGGATTACGCTGCCCCACTTATGGCGGGGCGATTTCCGGTGGTATCGGGAAAGTTAATACCGCGACGGTCGAGGGTTACGTTTCGGGTTCGAATGTTATTTTCATTCCCACCCAGACGGTAATCAGCGACGAGGGGATATTCAAACTGGATAGCGTCAGTATTTCCGGCGCGAACGTCACGCAAAACTGGAGCGGGAACTCTAATCCAGGGTTTCCCAATCCACAGCGTGTAGCGTTCTCCGGCACATTGTGGCAGATATTGCCAGTGAGTCAGAGTTCTAACGTTGGCCTGCTGGTCCAGAACAGCACCGACTTTACGGCGATCACTACGGCGTCGAGGGTCGGGTACTGCATTTATAAAGCCAGGGTAACTATCGGTACGTCAGGCTGGGTCACTCCGACCATTGCAGGATTTGATCGCAGCAAATACCTGGTCTGCTGTAAGTGGAACAGCCCCTACACGCTGGACTATGACGGAAACCGGCTGCTGTTTCTTAACGACGGATCAAACACGGAAGATCAGCCCATGAGTGGCACTGTTGATGTGGTCATATTCGCAGGTGGCGTTTCACCGGTGGCCGCGAATCCTGGATTCAATATCTATAACGCGGCAGGCCAGTGCACGTTCTCAACGGCGAGAAGGCCATTTGTTTATCTTGGCGTAAATTTTGTGCCATCCACAACAGCGCAGACCGTCCCCGGTGGCGGATATGTGCCGGTAGGCCGTTTTGGTCTGCGCGTTCCCAGCTTCGGCGGTGGTCGCATTTACCACTATCACTATGGCCTGGTTATGCAGAACGGCACACTGAGGGCGGGGAGGGGGCTGTATGTCGGCTGGGCTGATAGGCAGCTCGCGAACGCCGGGGTTACGCCGATCTCGTTACCCGTTATCCCCGATATGTACGTCTGAACCTTTTCAGTCTTAACACCAACCTCGCTCCGGCGGGGTTTTTTATTGCGTCAAAGGAGCATCTATGTCCGCAGGAACACTGACACTGACCAATAACTCTGCAGCAGTCACCGGCAGTGGCACCGCCTTTACCACCGAAGTGGCCGCCGGAGATTTTATTGTTGTGACCGTCGGCGGTATTCCCTACACGCTGGCGATCAAAACAGTGAACAGTAATACCTCACTGACGCTTGTCAGCAGCTATACCGGACCCACTCAGGCAGGGGCGGCATGGTATGCCGTGCCGCGCGTTGCGATGAACCTTGTTACTGCTGCGCTTGTGGCACAGAGCGCAGAAGCCCTGCGTGGTCTCAATTACGACAAACAAAACTGGCAGAGCATTTTCAGCGGTACAGGAAACGTTACGGTGACCCTGCCAGACGGCAGCAGCTTTACCGGACCTGCCTGGAATAGCTTCACCCAAGCACTGAACAGCAAGGCCGACAAGGTAAGCGGGGCAGTACCAGTTAACCAGGGCGGGACCGGGGCAACGACAGCAGAAAGCGCTCGCACAAACCTCGGTTTGGGAAGTGCCGCCACCAAAGATGTTGGCCCCAATACTGGTAATGTTTTAGGAGTTGGATATTTTGGTTTCGGAACTCCAACTATTAACGTTTTAGGAAGTACCGAATCAGGGTTTTATGGCATTGATGGCTCTGGTACGTCCTGGGCACCGCAAGCAGGGTCAGGGATTGTATGCGGGTATGACCCAACGCGCCGACAGCAAATATTTACAGGAGTATCCGGCAATCTTTTTGTCAGGAACCTGGCTAGTGCTGCTATGAATACAGCTTCGTCCACCATTCCATGGACACAGATGCAGTCTGTTGGAACATCAGATATTAATTTTAAACACGTCAACGGCGATCTC